GAATCCGGCAAGCTGACAGCCTACAAGAAGGTCATTGATGGTCTGATTTTCGTTCAGCCCCGCATGATTCCCATTCATGTGAACGGCGAGATTACCGAGTGTCAGCGCCCTCTCCGCGCACAGACGGCGCAGGGTGAACGTGTAAGCCTTGCCAACAGCGAGCAGATTCCAGCTGGTTCGACCTGCGAGTTCGAAATCGTTCTTCTGGACGATTCCCACGAGAAGGTCGTGCGTGAGTGGCTGGACTACGGAGTTCTGCGTGGCATCGGCCAGTGGAGAAACAGCTCGAAGGGGCGGTTTGAGTATGAGGTTTTGGAGGTTAAATGACACTTCGGCAAAAGAACATAGAAATCTATTGGGCTTGGAAATCCATGAAGCAGCGAACGCAAAACCCTAAATGTTCCGCCTACAAAAACTACGGAGCAAGAGGCATCCGAGTGTGCAAAGAATGGCAAATATTTGAGCCGTTTTGTAAATGGGCTTTATCCGCTGGCTGGAACAAAGGGCTTGATTTAGACCGAATTAACAATGATGGAAATTACTGTCCCGAAAATTGTCGATGGGCGACACGGCAAGACAATGTAAACAATAGACGCGTGACAATTTTAATTACAGTTGATGGCGTAACAAAATCTTGTAGCGATTGGGCAAAAGAGTCTGGAATCCCAAGAGGTTCAATAAAAACTTGGTATGAAACAAAAGGCGACCAATATGTGCAAAAAAGGATAAAAGAAGCGATAAGGAACGGATATACGCCAAAAGACTATTCATATTCGCACGGAACCCCAGTAAAAGACGCAGAAAACGGATGCATTTATAAATCCATAAACGAAGCGGTGCGAAAAACTGGAATTTCAATTCATTTAATCCGAAAAAGCTTGAAATCTGGCAAAGGCCGTTATATCTACGAAGTTCTTGACTGAGTGCAATGGAATCGCATAGACAAGCCATGATTTGCTCCGCAACGGCACAGTTCGGAATTGCTGATAACAGCATGGCTATGGCACGGCTTTGAGACGTGGCGCAAAGGCAAGGCATGGAACAGAAGCGAGTCGCAACGGCAAGGCATGGAGTTGACATGCGATGTAATGGCACAACGAAGAAACGCAACGTAAAACAAAGGCGTTGAGAAGTAGTGAATCGCAAAGGCTATGGATGCAAGGCGTAGCTTTGATAAGCAAAGGCAAAGCGGAGCGTAGACACGATATGAGTTGCTATGGCTATGAAAGGCAAAACTAGGCAGTGCAGAGCGACGGCAAAAGATAGAAACGATAGGCTAAGGCATTGAGTAGCTAGGAGCAGAAAAGCAAAGGCAAGGCGATTCACCGACAAGCAACGGCAACGCATGGTATCGTCATGACTCGCAATGGCAAAAATGAAAGGAGATAAAGTGAAAGCACTGATTGAAGTCGCCCTGATGTGGGGCATGGCACTGGCAGTGGTTTTGGCGGTATTTCTGCTGAACTTCTGGATTGTGCATCACATCGGTATTCTGGTAGGTGCATCAGCTGCCCGTGGAATCATCGCGGCGTCTGTGGCGATGGCTACGGCGTGGATACTGAGTTTTGGAGGTAATAAGAGTGAAAAGCCTGAAAGCTAATGTCCTTTGCGCGATTGGAATCGCGTTAGCAATCTTTTCGGTAGGATGTGGCGATGCAATCCAGAAAAGTCAGAGCACAGTAGCAATGTTTGGATATGTTTTCCTTTCGTGTAGCTTCCTTGCCGTAGCACTTGTCTTGTGTGCCATTGGGGTCAGCTCTGAAAATGAACGTATCGAACGGGAAAATCGCAAAGTAAAACACATTCCCCACCACACAAACGAGTGGAGGGATGCACGATGAAATGCCCGATGTGCGGCAGTGACAACATCACAACGGTTGATAGCCGGTCTGACCATGACAGCATCACTCGACGCAAGAAGTGCCTTGTATGTAACTACCGGTGGTCTACCATCGAAATCGACAAAGACCAGTGGCACAGTGCGTTGCAAATCAAAGAAGAACGTAAGAGAGGGAGACCCAAAGATGATTAACCTTGACAGATTCGGTGGCGTGACCGAGCCGGAGGACGGTGTGTACTTTATGACCAACGAGCAGATGGCAGAAGCAAAAGAAGCTGACCGGCTGGCTGAGATTAAGGACTTGCAGTCTGAAATTGACGACAGGGAAGCGGAGTTGAAAGACCTCCGTGCACAGTTGGCAGAACTGATGGCTGGTTGATTTTTGTATAGCCGTATTAAGCCAAAGTAAGAACAATGATGCCTAATGAAGCCGAAGAAAGGAAAGAAAAATGGCAGTATTAGTAATGGTCTACGGTCACTCCGGCAGCGGTAAGTCCGCTTCGCTTCGGAACTTTGACCCTGAACAGGTTGCGGTTATCAACGTGCTTGGAAAGCCGCTGCCGTTCCGTAGCAACATGAAAACCTATATCACCAACGACTACGGCAAGATTGACGCAGCAATCCACAGCACCAAGCGTAAGTCCATCGTCATTGACGATGCCACCTATCTTATGACTGGCGAGTTCATGCGGAACGCAAAGGTCGCTGGATACCAGAAGTTTACCGACATGGCAGCCAACTTCAACGCTCTGCTGATGCGGGCAAAGGAACTGCCGGACGATGTGGTGGTCTACTTTTTCGGTCACAGCGAGCGTGACGGAGACGGCGGCGAGAAGTTTAAGACCATCGGCAAGCTTCTGGACGAGAAGGTCTGCGTGGAAGGGTATTTCACCATCGTTCTGAAAACCGTTGTGCAAGATGGGCGATACCTGTTCAGCACTCGCAATGATGGGATGGACACCGTAAAAACCCCTCTTGAGATGTTCAACGACGCACTGATCGAGAACGACCTCGCTGCCGTAGACAAGACCATCCGCGAGTATTACAACATCCCGGTTCAGCCGGATAACAAAGGAGAGTAACAGATGAAGAACATCAACTGGAATGACGTACAGGAAGCCACCGAACGCCGTGACCTGCCTGTTGGCGGCTATGTTGCCGGTATCTGCAAGGCAACGGACGAACCCGCAAAGGAGCGTCTGAACATCGAGTGGGAAGTCGCAGAGGGCGAGTTCAAGGGTTACTGGCGTGAGCAGACCGCTTCCCTTGTCGAGCGTGGCAAGCTGAATCCGGGCGAATGGGCATGGGGCGGCAAGACCATCAAAAGCTACAAGGAAAAGGCGCTACCGTTCTTCAAGGGCTTCATCACTGCTGTGGAGCAGTCCAATCCCGGCTACAAGTTCAACAACGATGAAAAGGCCCTGCGTGGCAAGCTGGTCGGCGTGGTTCTCCGTGAGGAAGAGTACATGGGCAACGATGGCAACATCAAGACGAAGCTGGTCGTTGACCGCTTCACCAGCGTTGACAAGATTCGTTCCGGCGATTATGAGGTCAGACCGAAGAAAACGCTGTCTGTCGGGTCTGGCTCAGGCTACTCGCAAGGCGGGAATGATGACTTTTCTGTGATTGAGGGCAACACGGATGACATGCCGTTCTGACCTGTGAAGCATTGGTGCCTACCTTATATAAGAGCTGTGCTATCCGGCTGAACGGGCGTTTGGAAAGATGAAAGTTTTAGTCGCTTGTGAGGAATCACAGGAAGTTTGCAAAGCATTTCGAGCAAAAGGACACGAAGCCTACTCTTGCGATATTCAAGAGCCGTCCGGTGGGCATCCCGAATGGCACATCCTCGGGGATGCGCTCAAGGCTGTTAAGGGGGGGCAAGTCGTGACGATGGACGGCGTAACGCATGACGTTGGAAAGTGGGATTTGCTCATTGCACACCCGCCCTGCACTTATCTTTCCAACGCGGCGACAAGAGCATACAGTTTGCGCGTCACGCCGGTTGAAAAAGTTGTAGCACGATGGGCAAAGCGCGTAGAAGCCGCAATTTTCTTTATGCAATTCATGTTGGCGGACGTGCCACACATTGCGGTGGAAAATCCGGTAGGAATCATGAACACGGCGTACAGAAAAGCCGACCAGATCATACACCCGTACTTTTTTGCAGAGAGCGAAGCTGACGAGGAAAACTATCACACAAAGCGCACTTGCCTCTGGCTGAAAAATCTCCCTCTTCTCAAGAAAAAGAACGACTTGCCAAGACCAAAGCCAAGATATTTTTGCCAAGGGGAGAAGTGCAAAGGAAAGCCAATTGCATGGTGTGAGGGTATTCGTGGCGTTACAAACGGTCAAGAAGGGCGAGCAAAAGCAAGAAGCAAGACTGCTCCAGGTATTGCAAAGGCAATGTCCGAACAATGGGGTTGATAGAATGATTACCTGTTGTCTCAACTGCCCATCACGCCGCCAAGCTTGCCACGACACTTGCGAGAAGTACAAGACAGAGAAAAAAGACTTCGAGGAACGCAAAGCGTTCGTGTATGAGCTGAACCACAGCCAGAGCGTGTACCACCGTGATTATGAGGACAAACACCGGGAAAAAGGCAAGAAACGGTTTCTCGGAAGTGAATTTAGAGGTGAACGAGGATGAACGAATGGAGAGAAACGGCAAAGAACCCTCCGACAAAGGAAGATGCGAACCAAGACGGATTGTTTGTGCTTTCTGTGTATTTCTCTGAAAGCATGAATAAGTGGCGAATCTTACAGCAATATTGGGAGCTGGTCAAATCGCTTCCTGATGAGTACCCGTTTTGGATGCCAATGCCTGAGTTACCTGAAATGTTAGACCGAATCAACAAAGGACTTCACACATGAACACCGGCAAGCAGTTTGAAGCAGACTTCAAAGCATCCGTCCCATCCGATGCGTGGTGCTACCGCCTGAAAGACAGTGCTGCAACCTACTACGGCGGCAACGAGAACCTGTCCTTTTCCATCGACAACATCTGCGACTTCCTTGTTTACCGATACCCAATGAACCACCTGTTCGAGCTGAAAACGATCGAAACGCCCTCTATCCCTCTGGAAAAGGTATTCGGCAAGTACGACAAGGCAAAGTGCAAATACCGCAAGGAAAAGCACATCACTGACATGGTGGAAGCAATGGGGTACGGCGGGCAGACCGCCCATGTGATAGTGAATTACAGGTCGATCAACCGCACCTTTGCAATCCCTGCCAGCAAGGTTCTGGCGTTCCGTTACAACGAGAGCCGGAAGAGCATCCCTTGGCAGTGGGTAGAGCAAGAGGGAATAGAGGTCAAAGCAAAAAGGCTGCGCGTCCATTGGAGGTATGACGTGGATGGGCTACTAAAGAGATTGGAGAAAGAGAATGAGATTCGATGATGTTGAGGTTGAGATTTGCGACCGATGCGGTGAGTGTTTTTCGTGGCACGGCGAAGCAAATGGAATCCGAAAAGTGAAAATCAAAGAACATGGCTATGAATGTTCGCCGGACAGGTCGTTTGTTCTTTGCCCCTCTTGCATGGCAAAGCTGAACGACTGGCTGAAAGGAGAATAAAAATGGCTGAATATCATGTTGGATGTGGACCGTTTGGAAATGTCTACGTTTGGGCTTATGCCCCACCCCACAAAGATGGCTTACAGGCGTGGCGAAGCGTGAAGGAGATAACAAGAGAAGCTATTGAAGCGGTTGTCAATCATTTTATCATTAAAATGGAGCATGACGGTAAGAACAAGATTCAAAAGGCGTGGGAAGTTCGTGGCGGTAAAACGCTGAAAGTCACGTTTGAACTTTCCCCACGGCAAGGAGATATAAGATGAATAAGCGCAGAAATCGCCCCTCGTCAGGCAAACAGGCAATGTCAGCTAACCTCCGCAAAATCGCACGGCAAAACCAGTTGTACGGATTTCGCATGGCTCTGGACGGAATTGCCGCCACATGGGGCGCACTGATCCAAAACATTCGGTGCGATGCAGACCTGACCGATGAACAGGTACAGAAAATCATCCGTATCGGTGACAGGTACTGGGAAATGGTCGGTAAGTTCAAAGAAGAGGATATGACCCCTGACGAGTTTGTAGATTACATCACGGCAAAGTCGGAACAGGTCGAAAAAGAGCTGAGAGAAAGGTGGAGCTGATAGATGGACGATTTGATGGAGGATAACAATGGCACTGTTGAATAGCGAAGAAGTTGACGATACGTTATCCATGATGATAAGCGATGATATTCGGAGAAACATAAAATTCTCTTGCAATTTGTGCGGAACGGATATAGATGTCCTCGACACTCGATTTGCAACGATAACAGTAAATAAAGTATGGAACAAAATTGTTCCTGAATGCCCGATTTGCGGGCGGAAAATGACTATTAACAGCTGGGGGATGTTCTGAAATGTTTGAGTTTGCAACTCGCTGGCTGGTCTGCCTAGTCCTGCTGGCGGTGGTAGTTCAGTCCGAACGGACAATCAAAAACATGGCAGACAACCTGTTTGAAGAACGACAGGCAATGCTCGTCTGGCTGTTCATCAACGTGTGTCTGGTCGTTTGTACGGCTGTTGTTATGGTGTGGAGGTAAAGACATGAACAGATATGACATTGAAAAGAGGATGAAAAGAAGTCGCAGAATGTTTGCGATTTTTAAGGGAATTGTGATTGCTTTTATTGCAATCGTTGCGGTTTCGTCTATCGTGCTTTCCATCTTTATGTATAAGGGCTTGTTTTCCGCAGACATCCCCGAATGGATGAAGTGGGCGTTTGTATTTCTTGGGAGGTAAAAATGGAAATTCGTGGAGAGCATAGCAAGAAGAGAGTTCGTTTTGATTCGCTCAAGGAGGGAGAGTCGTTTTACTACAACGGCGAACTTCTTATGAAGACAAGCGAGGTTACGGACAATTCCGGCTTTTACGGTGGCACTACATATAATTGCGTGTCGCTCCGTCACGGTAGGATTATGGAATGCCATGATGATGCGATGGTCGGCATTGCAAGGGTTCATATCGAAAAGGAGTACTGATGGACAACGAACTTTACTGCCCGATGAAGATGACCAGCAACCCGCTTGGTCGGTGCGTCTGCGAAAAAGAGAAGTGCGCTTGGTGGCGACAGTTGGACAACTGCTGTTCCATCTGGCAGATTGCATGGAAGTTGGACGGCATCGAAACAAAGATGAAGAGGTGAACGAGGATGAGACTTGTTGACACAGAGGATGTTATTGATGCATTGGGGAACATGGGAGAAGAAATCGACCTAAAAGAAGCCGAAGAATGGGTTGATACGGTTCCAACCGCTATGCAGTTGTGGACAAGTGTAAAAGATGCACAACCTATTGAAAATGGGGTTTATTTTGTTGTCTACGATTTTTGGTATTGGAGAAACTGCATTAGAACAATGCAGTTCAAAGATGGGAAATGGGTCGATGATGAATACCCGGTCAAGTTTTGGATGCCAATTCCTAGAATTCCAAAAGAGGATGAATAATGAACGAACTTAACGAAAAGTACGAAATTATTTACACAGACCCACCGTGGCCGCAGAAAAAAGGAAACGTCAGAAAATGCAGACCGAATCAAGGAAAAGAACTTGATTACAAAACTCTTTCGCTTGATGATTGCTTTTCCATTCAAGACGTTTTCTTTGAAAATACAGCAGACCGCCATAATGTGTTTATGTGGTGCATTGACAAGTTCTTGATGGAAGCGGAATGGCAAATGGCAAAGCGTGGCTACAAACTCCATGCGAGAATGGTTTGGGATAAAGAAAACGGCGTTGCTCCTGCTTTTACGGTTCGGTTCTCGCACGAATATCTCTTGTGGTTCTACAAGCCCGGAAAAATGCTGATGCCAAGAAAAGAAACGAGAGGTAAATACACAACGATACTTCGAGAGCCCGCTACATACCATAGTCATAAACCGCAATGCGCCTATAAAATGTTAGAGGATATGTTTCCGACAGCTAAAAAGATTGAACTGTTTGCAAGAAATCATCGTGATGGATGGGACGCTTTCGGAAATCAAATTGAGGAGGTCTGATACATGTCAACACCCCCGAAGCGTGGTCGTGGCAGACCGCCGCTGACCGAAGCTGAAAAGAAAAAGCGTGAGAAGCGGGCGCAAAAGGCGAAAGAAGAAGCCGCTGCGAAGCGTGAGAAAGAGCGTGAGAAGAAGAAACAGCAGATGCTTAATAAGCGGAAATCTATCCGCTCACAGGTGAGTAAAAAGGTGAAAGAACAACAGGAGTTAGCAATCACGAGGTCTAAGATGCTGAATACAGGCGATTTGCAGTCGAGAATCGGTGGCGAAGAGGATAAGAAGGTCATCGGCATGATTGCAGCCAAGTATTTTGGCGACCTTCCGAGTGTGGACATGAACAACCCGATTGAAGTGCAGCAGCGCCTTGATTTCTTCTTTGACGCTTGCATCGAAGCCAGAATCTCCCCTGTGGTGGAATGGATTGCACTGGTGCTTGGCATCGAATGGATGAGCCTGAAGCAGATTATGGCGGGCAAACGCCGTGACGACAGCTTGCAGCAGAAGTACATCTTGAAGCTGATTCTGCAAATGCAGTCCATGTGGGCGTACAACGGTATGTACGGTCAAGAGAACCCGGCAGAGTGGATTTTCCGAGCCAAGAACTACTTTGGTATGCGTGACAACGTGGAAGTCACCGTTGCGCCGCCTGAACAGCCGTTGGGCGATGCCCAGAGCGCAGAACAGTTGGCTCAGAAGTATCAGACGGCTTTGCCGAAAGGAATTGACGTGGAGTACAAAGAGGTGGCAGAAGAGGTGGTCGAGAATGACTAACGGCGATTTTATTCGCTCCATGACGGACGAGGACATTACAGAAAACTTTACGCGTGGCATCTGCGAGCTTATCAAACATCGTGACCCGGAACGTTGCCAGAACCGTGAGCATTGCTTTCATTGCGTTAAGGACTGGCTGAAAGAGAAGAACAAAATTATGGTGAGGGCTGACCAATGGGAACTTTGATTGACTTCTCCGACCCATGCTTACACACGTTCCTGCCTGTACTCTTGCAAGACCACACGACAGGCAAGAACATCATCTGGGCGACAGACCTGCCGCCTGAACTGGGCGTTGGCTTTGCAGATGAGATCACGCTGGAACAGTTGGACAAAGTTCAACTTGTCCCTCGTGTGCAGAAACGGCTGGCAGACCAGAAGAAGCGAACCAGCAAGAAAGCAGAGGTATTTACGCCGACTTGGGTTTGCAAGAAGATGACAGACGTTGCCGAAAACGACCTGAAGGGCGAAGACTGGAAGGAGTACATCAACAAGACTTGTCTTGAAGTCACCTGTGGAGAAGCGCCGTTCCTGACAAGTCGATATGATACCACAACAGGGCAGATGATTGCCGTGCAGGACAGAATTGGTCTACTGGATAGAAAGCTGAATGTTCTGGCAGAGCAGTTCCATGACTACGATATGTGGATGTGCTGGGCAATCAATGCCTACGCATCGACATACGGCTATGAGTGGCAGGGAGACAATCTCTTGCTGGCAAGGTGCAACCTGTTCCTGACACTGATCGAAAATTTTAGGTATCGGTTTGATGCTGAAATGTTGAAAATCAGCTGTATGCCCATTTTTCTTGATTGCATCGCAGACACCATCTCATGGAACGTCTGGCAGATGGATGGGCTGAAAAAGACCGTGCCCGGCACGGATATTCCGTGCAAAATCAAAGACTGGAAAGCAAAAAAAGAAATTCTATTCAAGGACGTTGGGGAGGAAAAATAAAATGAGCAGTTCCGTAGAATATGCAAAATCAGAACTTGCACGTATTACAAAAGACGGAGACGGGTTGCAGGATGCAATCAATAAAAACATTCTTGATATTGTTGAGCTTTTTGCAAGTCAAGGACACAGTGGGATTTCCGCTGGATATGCAATGTCTATTCTTGAACGTCTTTTACGGTTCAAGCCACTCACCCCGCTGACGGGCGAAGATGATGAATGGACAGAAGTGTCGGACAAAATGGGACAAAGATGCTTCCAAAATAAACGATGCTCAAGCGTGTTCAAGACCACTGATGCACAAGGTAACACGATTGAAGTACATGACATTGACGCAATCGCTTATTCCGGCAACGGTGGTCTTACGTGGTTTACAAGTAGTCGTTTTCGCAAAAACGTGACGTTCCCCTATGAGCCACCTACGCACCCAGAAAAAATCTATATCGAATACACGGAAGATGTTCCGCTTGGCTGGTCTGGCGACAAGTATGAGATTATCACTGACGACAAGGAACGTATCGAAGCGTTGAGAGCCAAGATGCAGAAGAAATTTGACGAAAAGGAGAGCTAATGCAAACTGACAGAGGAATCTACCACAAGCGGGTATGTGACCGCTGCGGAGCGGTTCTGAGCGGCAGGATGATGAACCCTGACGAATACTTCAAGGACTGGGCGTGGCGCAGGGACACAGGCGACCTGTGCCCGGAGTGCTATGAGGAGTATAAGCGAGTGATTGGACGGTTCAATGCCAACAGAAGGAGAAAGAGAGGGCAGAGATAATGGATGTTTACTGCACCACCGAACATTGCTCTTGCATGGGCATCAAGCAGTTCTCTGCTGGCAAGGCTATCCGATGCACAGCAGAATCCTGCGAGAACAAATCTGAGCCGTCCTGTGGCTCTTGCAAATGGTACGCAGAGCCGGAGGGGGTGTGTGTGAACGGCCAATCAGAACACGTTGCAGACTTCGTGTGGGACGAACGTGGATGCAAGGAATGAGAGAAGAAAGATGAGCGAAAGTAATGTAATCAGGCTGGGCAACGGCATTCTACTGGACAGAAAAGGGAAATTTTTATGTCAAACTGTGGACAAGTCCTGCTCAAACTGTAAATGGCACGACAGATTCTCGTGGGTCTGTTATAACGGTCTGTCTGAGTACCGGGCTGATTTTACAGACCCGGACGATGTGTGCAAGGAATGGGAGATGAGAAAATGAGCTCCGATATTTATCTATGCGACCATGTAACGCATAAACCGCTCAAAGCGGATAGTACGCATTTTATCGCTGGTGGTATGCGCGCTATGGGTGGTACGAAAGAACTGTGGCTCAACGTCACCTATAATTACGGTCACTTCTATTATCGACCGGAAGTGTTTGGTGAGGGCGGCATCCGCTCTATCTATGGCAAAACAGGCGCAGAAAGCATCCCGATGCTTGAAAAAGCTATTTCTGCACTAGGTGACGATGTAGACGATAGCGACTACTGGAACGCCACAGAGGGCAACGCCAAACGTGCCCTATACGGTTTGCTTGCGTTTGCAAAAATGCGCCCTGACGGCGTGTGGGATGGAGATTGAAAGGAGAAAAAATTGTGAATGATGCTATTTTTTGGGCGTTTATGCCTTTTATGTCATTCTTGATCGGAACATTTGTTTGCGTAGTTGTGTTTTTTGTTGAAACTGTTGGATTCTGGGATATGATTTTGGGCAAAATCTATGACATAAAAAAGAAGATTATTGCAGACGTAATCCTCCATATTATCATTTTTGGCATCGGCATTCCGGCTGTTTATATCATGGTTACAACAGGAGCATTTACGCATGGCTAACACACTCTGGCATCCAGCAAGCGAACCGCCACGAGAACGGACGCAACCTTTGTTGCTTGCGACTAAGACAACGTGGCGTGATAAAGATGGAAAAATGTTGCGAGGAATCTCGCCGACAGCGTACTTTCTTGGCTGTTACGCAGACGGTCAGTTCTGGGATGAGATAGGCGAGAGACTGCCGAAAGATGTGACAGTGACCCATTGGATGGCGTTTCCGATGGTATAGGAGGGCTTATGGAAAACAATATCGTTGTTACGCAAGATATGGTTGACGCATTCACGGCAGAAATGCAGGAAGCATACAAAAAGTACGGTGATGATGAAGAAATCGTTCACAGCATGATGGACGGCATCATGTGTGAAACCTTAGAAAAGCTGGGCTTTGCAAAAGGCGTGGAAATCTTTGGCGAAGCACCGAAATGGTATGCGTAAGGAGCAGTAAATATGACGAACAAGAAGTTTGGCATCATCATTATGGACTTGAGCCTTTTCGACTTTGGGCCGAAGCCGCCTTGTGGGTACATCAAGGCAAGGCATATTCGCCCGGCATACGGCAAAGGCGAAAGGCCTGTAAAGGCTCATAAGCGAATCACGAGAACAAGAGAGGGATTTAGAAAATGAAAAAGCTTAAATTTCCTGAAGATTTCTTTGCGTTCGACAACCCGGACTGCCCAGACAAGGACATTGAAAAAGCCGTGAACAAAATGAAGAACTGGATGAAGGGCGAGACCTACAAGAGCAACCCTTGGTTCTTTATGGCTGCTGGCAACTATCTGATTGTCGGTCTGATCGCTGAGGATGGGCAGAAAATAATCTACGTTGCGCGGCAGTATTATGAGATAGCCAACATTCCGGGCGAAGGTTGGCTGCGTGAACCTGACGCTGAGTGCTTGTTTAATGGAGGATTAAAGATGGAAGAACTTAAGAGATGCCCGTTTTGCGGTGGAAAAGCTGTATTTTCCGTTAATACCGCATCTTCATGCAACCTTCTGCGAAGGTATGAATTTAATATCCGATGCTCTAAATGCAAAGCCACAATTCCTGATAGATGCTATCAAATCGAGTTCAAAATGAACGATAGTGGGGAGATAGAAATTATCCACGATGGACGCAAAGACGCTATCGAAGCGTGGAACAAACGCTACAAAGAGGACTGAAAATGGAGCAGGAACACAAACCGAGAACATCAATGATTCTTCTGTTGGAACACGTTCATGCGATGGATGAACTGACAGATGAGGAATTCGGAGCATTCGTCCGCAACTATGCGCAGTACGTTGAGACTGGACTTGAGCCAGCATACGACAACGACCGTGCTATGCGGATGATCTGGAAAGTCGTTAAGGCGTTTGATGATATGAATGCACAGAAAAGACAAGAGCGAATCGAGAAAAACAGGCGCAGTGCAAATAAGCGTTGGAACGATGAAAAATGCAAGTGCATACAAACGCATACCAATGATGCAAACGCATACGTTGGCATGCAAAATATGCAAATGAATGCAAACGATGCCTTATCTGTATCTGATTCTGTATCTGATTCTGAAAAAAAAGAAAAATGTGAAAAGAAAAATACCAACGAAGTAAAACGCTTCAAAGCACCGACTGTCGAGCAAGCAAGAGAATACTTTGCAGAGAAGGGTTACATGGAATTTGAAGCAGAGCGATTTGTTGACCACTTCACGGCAAATGGCTGGAAGGTCGGAAAATCGCCTATGAAGGACTGGAAAGCTGCTGCACGGAACTGGATGCGTAACGTGAAGGACTGGAACGGTGGCTACCAGCAGACAATGGTTGAATTGCCTGACGAGGGAGACTTTCTGCGGTGAATATTGAAAATCAGACCCAATACATCCTGCTGGGAGCAGTCCTCACGTTTTCGGAGTATGCCGATGTGCTGCAAGACCTTAAAATCGACTATTTCTGCCCTGAACTGCGTGATACATTCGCTGCCATTCGTGGCTATTGGGAACACAACGACAAGTGGAACCCGGTAGAAGTCATGGGGCGGTACGATAACTGCAAGAAAGCAATGGGTGAGTGCCTGGATGCCTTCGGTGCAGAGTTCATCCGCAACGTCACCCATGACATGATGCTTGGATGGGCTGGAATCGTCAAGGAACAGGCAGCATTGTCAAGAGCCAGAGAGATTGCGTTCAAAATCGTTGATGGCTCAACCAGATACGCAGACCTGACAGACATCTATGAGCAGCTAGGCGAAGCTATCAACCTACACAACGAAAGAAGCGATTTCATCCCGATGTGCGATGGTATAGACAACTACATCCGCAAGCTAGACGATAAGCCGGAATATATTAGCACAGGGCTTAAAGTGTTGGACAACAACTTGCATCTTGTGCCGGGCAACTTCGTTGTGATCGGCGGCAGACCGTCTGCTGGCAAGACTGCTCTGTCTCTGCAACTTGCCTGTGAAATAGCCAAGAACGGACGTAAGGTGGCATATTTCAGCTTAGAGACTGACCCGGACACGCTCTACGCTCGTATCATCGCAAACCAGCTAGGCGTACCGCTTCACACGGTCAAAAACAAGACTGTCAGCATTGACGAACTTGATAGGCTAGCAGCCATCAAGAAATATCCGCTGTTCGTCCGCTCTGCCGCTGGCAAAAGCGTTGGGTGGATTAGAACGCAGTCCATCAGGATGCAAGCAAAAGTAGTGTTCATCGACTATTTGCAGCTTATCCATCAAGCCGGAGCGAAAGACCGATACAGTGCCGTCACGGAGATCAGCATGGCGCTGCATGAGTTCGCACAGTCCACGGGAACGCTGGTGGTAGCACTTGCACAGCTCAATCGAGAGACCGCAAGAGCAGGTATTCCGCCAACCGCCGCAGACTTGCGAGAATCCGGGCAGATCGAGCAGGACGCAGACGCAATCATCCTGCTGGCGCAGAACGTGACCACGAAAAAGAGACCAGAACAGCATTATCATTTTGCGCTTGAGAAGAACAAAGAGGGCAACGTAGGGTTACTGGACATCACGTTCCAGATGGAAACGCAGCAATTCAAAGAATGCGTGTGGATGTAACGAGAGGAGAACGATATGGACACACTGGAGAAGTTCATAGACAACGTGCACGCAGGAAAGGGAAGATACGGTCTGTGTGATGCTTGCCTGAACCGTCAAGGGGACTACTGCTTGTTTCACAATTTGTATCGACGAGACGAGAATAAAAAGCATGCTGTAACAGCTCAAAAACTCGAAAGGGTAGAATATTGTAGCTATTTTAACTATGCTGGATGGCTGATATAAGCCTATAATTGCTTCTGCGCTCGTATCGTCACAGTAGAATGGGCAAGAAAAACAGATAACATGGTCTGGGCGATAAAGTTACCGTCTGAATCACATAAATATTTTTCGTCAATCAACAAACGGAGGAAAACGATTATGAACATCACTCGACTGGAACAAGAGACCATCGTCAACTTCAATGCAGCGGAAGATACTGCATCGGTTTATACCGCTGACCCGGTGTATATGCGCAAGCTTGACAAGCTGTGCGAACGTGAGCCTGCATCGTACAAGCTGGTCAAGCAGGACAAGGACGGCAAGTGGTATGAGATGCCCAAGCGACTTGTGCGGTTTGCTACCACAAGAATTATGACGGACGAACAGAAAGAAGCGGCTGCGGAGCGTATGCGCAAGATGCAAGCAGATGGTAGAATCTAATCTCCGCTAAAATCTCCAATCAACAAACGTATCAGAAAGCATGGAATGGTGTCAGGTAGTAAAACTACCCTCTGCGACTATTCCATGCTTTTTTCTTCTGTTATTTATCGAGAGAAAACGGCAAGGTCTGATTTTGAGTAGAATCCGCCTCGATCGACGGGAGAATTAGACGAAAGCAGAGTGCATGAGACGAAATGGATGCGATTATTGCATACCAAGCGATACGAATCGTACCAGTTGATACGAATGGTATGCGTTGGTATCATGGAATACAAATCTTCCCCCCTTTCTTCCCCCTCTTTCCCCTACAAC